GTTTAAACCATTCGTACACAGTGCCTATTCCAACTCCAGTCTCTCGACTAACATCTTGTGGACTTAATAATTTTATTTCTTCAACTTGTTCCATTTTTACCTCCTCTCTATTATTTTACTTTTACAAGCGTTCTTTATATGTTTCAATTTTAAATTCTTTATACTTAAATTTTTATTTTTATATCGCAACAATATAAGTTGTTGTTTTAATTGTTTTTTACCTTAAAATCGATTTTAAAGCGTTTTAAATATATTTTTCTAAATTTTGTGATTTTAGGTACTCTTCTCTGACTTTTTCATCTCTCCAATTTTCGTATTCCATATCGATTAGTTCGAGTTCTAGTTCATCTAAATAATCCATTTTTACTCCTCTCTAATTCAAAAATTGAATTCCTGCGTTGCCACTCAAAACATTGTTTAAGTATTTTTTTGTTTCAGGTAACATCATTCTTATGCTTTTTGATCTTTCCTTGATTACTTTAATTTGTTTTAGAAATATTCCTTTTTCGACCGAGTTAATAGTAGAGCTTTCCATCATTCCGAGTTCATTTATTCTGTTTGGATTGTTACCTAAATATGTTTTAATTGCTTCAGGTAATGCGTCAAACTCTCTTCTATCGCCATAATATCCTCTTTGAATTGCCTTTTTGTATATTTCCCATAATTCTGATTCAGTTTCTTCATAAGGTTGTGTTAGTTCATCTATCTTATTCTTTATATCTGCAATTGTTGGTGGATAGTTTTGATGTTGTATTAATTCTTTTATCGCAGTTGCGACTAAATTTGAGTCATTGTTTCCAAACATTTCTGTGTATAAATTCACTGTTGTTTCTGCGTCTTTTTTGCTCATATCCTTGTAGAAGTTCGGATAACTCGCTTTTAATATGCTTAATATCTTTATTGTGTCTTCTCTAGTCATTTAAAATATTCCTTCCTCCTTTCCAAGTTCGTAAAATACATTGTTACTTTTTTGTCTATTTTCATACTTTCCTTCTAGTATCTGCATTGCTTTATCGCTTCTTGTTACAAAATCAAAATCTGCTTTCCAATTCCTATCATTTTCGCCTATTAAAAAGTCTGATTGATTAGCTTTAATACATATTTGTTTAAATACTTCTTCACCTATCTTTTCTTTTAAGCATTTATTGATTGCTACTTTTCTTTTTTCAGTGATTTTTAAACATTTCGGTAGATTAGTGCATTCTTGATTATAGATATTCAAAAAGTTATCAAAGACTTCTTTTTTGTTTTCAGTTAAGGTATGACTAGCGATAGCTAGTGAGTCTTTAGACGATAAATTGTCGGTTTTTAGTGACATTTTATCGCTAGTAAGCGACATTTTTGTATTACTATCTTCTCTATCTCTATCTCTATCTCTATCTCTATCTCTATCTCTATCTCTATCTCTATCTCTATGTAACATTTTGTAACTGCCGTGTAACATTGTTACAATTTACTTCACATAACTGTTTTTGCTTTTCTGCTCTCATCTTCCTCATTCGTTCTGCTGTTTGTGTTTCAGAGCCAACGAAGCTTTTAGCTTCTGTTAACAAATATTCTTCATTTTCTTGATGATATTCTAATAATTCATTTTTAGTTAAAAACATTAAGCATACTCTTATATCGTCAACCTTTTCATCTATTTCTAGTGCTAATTCTTCTGCAAATGTATCTTCTACTCCATCAAAAAATAGTAATCCGTCTGTTTTTAGGCTTAATAATTGCATTTTTAAATAAATTATTGTGTATGTATCTCCACCTGCAATTTTCCTTAATTTTTTGATTTTCTTATCTCTAAAAAAATCTTCTTTAAGTTTTAACCAATAATATTTTTTAATATTCGTCATTTTTTCTCCTAACTAAAAATCAAAAATTTTAATCTGTCTTTTTTGTTTTTTTATTCTTTTCATTTTTGCTTCGTACATTTCAATTTTAACTAGTACTATTACTGCTATTACTACTACTATTCCAATTAAAGTCATAATAACTTGAATTGTTACTATATTGCCTAAATATTCTGCTAGCATTGAAGCTAAAATTGGTAATATTGTTATTGTTGATATTGCTTTTATTCCTTCGATTATTTCTTTTATTTTTTTCATATGTATTTCTCCTTTTATCATTTATTTACTTTTGTTTTTATTGCATATATAATCTCCTTGAAAGGAGGTGATTATATATGGGTAAAACTCAATTTGTAGGTCCTCATCCTAATGGTGGGTGGCAAGTTAAAGGTGCTAATAACGAAAAAGCAACTAAACTATTTGATACAAAATCAGATGCAATTGCATTCGGTAAGCAAGTTGCCAAACATCAACAGTCTGAACTTATTATCCAAGGCTTAAATGGTAAAATTCAGAGTAAAGACAGTTACGGCAATGATCCTTGTCCACCAAAAGATAAAGAACATTAATCTTTAGGTATAACCTTAATAATTACATTACTAGCTTGAATTACATTTTCACATTTCGCATTTGTTTGATTTGTAATTTGAGCTAGTATTTTATTTGTTTCTTTATCAATAATTGCTATTTCTTCAATATCTTCTGCTAATAGTTGTCTCATTATTATTCTTCTCCTTTTTGTTTTGAACTTTCCGTACTAACGCAAGCCAAAAAAATTTTGCTTGCTGGTATTTTATATGCTTCTGCTAATTTTAATTTAACTTTATCACTTGGATTTCTTTCTTTGTTTTCTATCATAGAAATGTATCTAACACTTAAATTTGTTAAATTTGCAGTTTCAGAAAGCGTTAATTTTGCTTTTTTTCTAAATTCTTTTAAGTCATATACCATATTTTTTATTCACCTCCTTTGAACTTTCTGTGCTTATTATATTGAACATTGTGTACGATGTCAAGTGTTTTTTAAAATATTTTTGAACTTTTTGTTCATTAGTTTGAAAACATTGATATATATGGCGTTAGACATATTGACTATTGGAACTTTTTGTTCTAATATTAAAATAGATATTATTAATTGAGGTATAAATATGAATAATATAAAAAAATTAAGAACTGAATTTGGAATAAATCAAACTGAATTAGGAAACAAAATTGGTCTATCTGCTAGAGCTATAGGTTTTTATGAGTCTAGTGATAGAGATATTCCAACAAGTAAATTGCAGAAAATTGCTGATTATTTTAATGTTTCAACTGATTATGTTTTAGGTCGTTCTAGTACAAGCCAAAAAGATGATGAAGTAATACAAATCCCGCTTCTAGGAAAAATACAAGCAGGAGTTCCAACTGAAATGTTTTTAGATATAATAGACTACATTGATATACCTGCTGACATGGCTAGAGGTAATAAAGAGTTATTTGCTTTAAAAACAAAAGGAAAGAGCATGGAGCCTAACTTCATAGAAGGAGATATTCTTATATTTGAAAAGACAGAAAATTGCGAAAATGGGCAGTTTTGTGCGGTTGCTGTTAATGGTGATGACGCTACTTTCAAGAAGGTTACTAAAACTGATACTGGAATTATGCTACAACCTTTGAATCCAGCTTTTGAAACTAAGTTCTACACTAATGATCAAATTGATAGTTTGCCAGTTACGATTATTGGCGTGTTGAAACAAATTAGAAGAAATTTTTAATCATATTTTTTATAAAATAAAGGAGGTTTTTATGGGTTGGAAATTTAGAAAGAGTATTAAGCTTTCAAAAGGAGTAAGATTTAACATTAACAAAAATTCTTTTGGTGTCAGTGCAGGAGGCAATGGCATTAGATATTCTGTTAATTCCGATGGTAGAAAGACATCTACTGTTGGTGTTTCTGGCACTGGATTATATTATACTGAAAGCTCTAAAAATAAAGCAGAACAAGAACAAATTAAAAACCAATATTCAATATTTAAAATATTTCTTGCTTTTATGACTTGTGGTATTTCTATACTTTTTATTGGTCTAAAAAAATAAATTTACACAAAAGAAAAAACCACCTATAATGAAGTGAACCCAAAATGTTAGACAAAAATATATAGTTTAGCAAGGAGGGTTCATTTTTATGTCTAAATATTCAAAT